TAATGAGGTCTTAAGTGCATTAATGCCAGTCATCGAAATAATCCTAGATTTAGTAAATGATATCATTAACGTTTTAGTCGATTTAATTAATCAAATTTTAGATCCAATAATTGATATCATAAACCTTTTAATTAGATGTATTCAGGACATCATTCCAATTTTACAAGAAATTATAAACAAGATTTCAAACTCTTTAATTCCTATAATTGAACTTTTAAAGAAGATTATGGAACCAATTACTGAAATCATCGGTATTGTAATTTCACTAGTTGTAATGTTGGTTGAAGCCATCACAGGTTTAATTGATGGTATCTTAGGTACACTAATTGAAATTATCACAGTAATAGGCGATATTTTAAGTGTTGTAATCGACCTAATTTCAACATTGATTGATATTTTAGTTGAGATTTTAGAACCAGTTTTACAAATTATCATGGCTATTTTAAGACCAATTTTAGCTATAGTTGGTGTGATAATTGAAGTGATAGTTGTACTAATGGAAATCTTAACTCCATTAATTGATATGTTCTTAAAACCAATAACAATGATTTTACAAGTAGTGTTTACTATTTTAGAAGCATTGTCGCCAATTCTATTAGTACTTGCACAGGTAATTCAAGCTGTAATAGTTCCAGCACTAGAAATTTTATATGCGGTGTTAGAACCAATTTTAGAAATTCTAATGGCTATTATAGATGCGATTAAGTGGGTGCTAGATAAAATAGGTGATGGCTTTGAATGGATAGGAGATCTATTTGGTGATATTGGAGATTGGTTCAGTGATACATTCAATATTGGTGGCGGTGGAGGAGGAACAACTAACAATAACACTACCAACACTACAACAAATAATATTACGGTCAATACGACTTCACCAACGATTGACTTAGACTCATTAAATAAAAAGTTAGGAGGTAGTTACTTATAATGCGTATATTTTATTTAGTCGATGAGATAGGTGCTACCTTCACTTTCAATCATCTAACCAAAGCTTTATTTACTGAAGTTGAAGGCATAGGTATTGAAAGAGATAACACCTATGTAAATTTTGATGGAACATATAAACTAGTAAAAAGAGAAAATCCAATGGGAACTATCAGTGGCAAGATTATCTTTTTAAATGGATATGCAGGCTATACTGAATTCTTAAATTTTCTTAAAAACTGCAGTGGATCATTAAGGTTATTTTATAAGGCAGATAATCTTAAATATGCATATGTAGAATTAAAGTCTATTACCAAAACCGAACTTGAAAGTGGAGTTCTACAATGTTCGACAACATTCGACAAATTATCGATGTGGTTATGTAGAACGACAAGCACTATCAAAGTTGAAGAAAACAACCTAGATAAAGTTTATCCATACACTTATCCTTATACATATTCTAAATCGTTTGTAGGAACTATGACATTTACAAATCATAGTAGTCATAAAGCACCTATTCGATTAGAAATCACAGGTAAAACTGAAAATCCAATTGTAGAGATTTATCAAAAAGAGAAGTTAATATCTAAGATGAGGTTAATTGTTAGAACTACAAATGCATCAGATAAAATAGTTGTCGATGCTATGCCTACTGAACAAGAGATGTCTTTAACGGTAGGAAGTGAAACTACTAACATATATACCAATCAAGATTTTAACTTTGATAATTTTTTATATTTACCAGTTGGAAGTTATACGATAAGGTTCGAGCCAGGGGTAACTGAAAAGACTACCTGCAAAGTAACTATTATCGAAATGTATGAGGGGAATTAATATGCAATTAGTTATTTTAAGTAGGACGGATTTAGCAATTAAGGATTATGGATATTTTGGTTCGGATTATGAAATAGTACTTGATGCAGTAGTTTATCAAAAATCAAAATTTATTATTAACAAACCAGATTTAAATGTAGAAGTGGGAGATATCGTTTTTACACGAGGTCTTCCTTTTTCTTATATTGGAATCGTTGATGCAATAACAAAAGAAGATGAAGATTTAAAACTTACATTAGAAGTTAATGATTTTTCATCTATCTTTGATATTCAAGTTACAGTTAATTCTTATAGTGGTGACTTGTGTGAATTTTTAAGGCAATTGATCTACAAAACATTTGTAAGCAATACTGATAAATACCAAGCCTTACCTTATTTGAATTTAACAAAGAGCTGTGCAATTAATGGTTCACTAACTTATGAAGGCACACAACTAGTCAGCATCACTGAAGTGAGTGAAATGCTAGCAAAGAGATATGGCATTAGATATAAGTGTTCGTTAAATGTTAGTAATGAAGGTGTAATTGAAGGAATTAATGTTGAGATTACAGGCGTTACTAAAGGAATGAAAATAAGACATGATCTTAAATGTATAAAGGATTTAGAAATAGTAGATTCAAATAAGCAGGGTTGTAATAAGATTATTTTCTATCCAAAAGACGGCAATACATCTTATAAATCTACTGTTATTTATTATTTGCTAACTGATGGATCTATATCGACTTCATCAACTCACTCAAAACGAATTAAGAATGTTAAGTGCATGAGTCAGTTTTATTCTGATAATGAATATTCTAGTTTATATACAAAGGCTAGTAGTGAGCTTTTAAAAAGCAACTTAGAGCACAATATTGAATTTAAGATTTCAGTCGATAATTTAATTTTAGTGCCATTCGATAACATCAATGTTGGTGACTTTCTAGAGTTTGTTACAGAAAATAAGACTTACTCGACAATGGTTACTCAATTATCGGTAAAAGGAAATCTTTATGAATGTTCAGTAGTGTTAGGAGAGTATCGTATTAAACTTACTGACAAAATCAAATTACTCGAAAAGAAATAGGAGGAAATTATTATGGCATTACAAAAAATTACATTTGATGGAAGTAGCGTTACTTCAAAAAAGGATGCTGATATAAACCACCATTTAGGAGGATTAGTTCCTGCAGGTATTATTTCTGGTTTAGGAAACGAATGCAGTGTGTCAGTATCGAATAACTACATTACTTTTCAAGATGGGTATGTTCAAATTTATGGAAGAAGAATTTATGTGGAAGCCAATAGCCAAGTTTATGTTTCTTTAGATGCAACTAAATATGGCTATGTGGTAATAGAGGTAAATCTTTCAAATAATACGGTGTCTTTAAAGAGTGTTGAGACAACGTCTTCTTCATATCCATCATTAACAAAACAAAATTTAATGACATCAGGTACTTTATATCAGTTTCCAATTGCTAAATACAAAAAAAGTACAACATCTATTGTTTTGCAAGAATTCACTCCAACTTACATAAAATGTGGTTTAAGAGATGTGCATTTAGTAAAAAAATCTGAAGTTAAGTATTTTGAAGATCCAGTCAATTATGAGGAAGTTAGAGAAGTGGAATTTGATATTAGTGATATTCCTTATGAAGCAATGGTTTATATTTCTTTTGCAGTTGTTGATACAATGGGATTTGGTGGTTTCGGTCAAACTTGTGGAACAATTGTGATTCCTAATTCTGATATTTATTGGACTACTAGTTACCATCAAGTTAGAAGTTCTCAAAATTCAGGAAATTCAGGAACTGTTACTTTTATTATTTCAAGTAATGACTTTGGAAAATTAAGAATTCAAAAGAGCGGAACTTCCACATACTTTCCAAACAGTGTCGAAGTTTCATATTACGTGCTTGAATATTAGGAGGAATTGTTATGAATGGATCAGATATTGCATTAACAATAATTAGCGTAATTGGGACACTTTCGAGTGTTCTTTTTGCTTATTTAGCATTTAGAAGAAACGATAAAAAGGATACAAAAGAAGATGCAAAATCAGAAGCAGTAATTCTTAGTGAAATAGGTTATATCAAATCATCTATCGATAGAATTGAAAAGAACCTAGATAAGCTTGAAGAAAGATACTCAGTCTTATCGAATAAAATCGTTAAGGTTGAAGAGAGCGTGGCTCAAGCTCATAAAAGAATCACAGAGCACATTAATGATATGACAAAACATACAGGAGGACATCATCATGAATGATATTTTATTAAACATTTTATCAGTGGTAGTAACAGCGGTTATACTACCTTTGATTTCTTATGCAGGTGCTAGATTAGTAACTTATCTTAATTCAAAGATTAAGGATGCTAATGCTAAAATCCTATTAACAACTGCAACTGACATCGTCATAAATGCCGTACGTTCGGTCTTTCAAACCTATGTCGATAGTTTGAAGGCGAGTGGAAGTTTTGACGCACAGGCTCAAACACAAGCCCTTACAAAGGCAAAGGACATCGCTTTATCACAAATGACTGATGAAGTTAAATCCTTTATCGATAAGAACTACGGAAGCATTGATGCGTGGTTAACTACCACAATTGAAGCAACTATTAATTTAATAAAAAATAAGTAATACAAACCCTCACTAATTTTCTTGTTAGTGGGGGCTTTTTTTATTGTCGAAAAATTGAATATATTGTAGATATGTGGTATAATAAGTTAAGTTTTGAAATCCGTTGACAAGCACGCAAAAATTACAAGTCATATAATGAAAACTAGAAAAGGAGATCATTATATGATGAATATTTTTAAAAGGAAGGCATCCTTCATTGCCTGTGTATGTCCAAAATGTGGAGGAAATCTTGAGTTAGATAGCGAAATGAAAGTAGCTTATTGCAAGAAATGTGGAGTCCAGTGTGTTGTTACTGACATTCAAAAACATCACGAGAAGAAAAAATCCAATTTGGAGATCATAATCTCATTTGTAGAACATCAACAAAACTTACGAAGACAAGATAAATTAGAAAAACAAAAAGTTGAAGAAATAGAACAACAAAAGGCTAATGAATGGTGGAGTAAGTATTGGTGGATATTACCTTTGATTTTAGTGATATGCTTTATAATAATATTCGTGATGGCATATTTAGAAAAAGTATAGGAGTATTGTATGGCAAAACAATTAATGAGTGAAAAACAAATCAAAAAAGCATTGAAAATTAAGGATTGGAAAAACTTACCCCTTGATAAGTATGATGATTTAGCACAATTATTAGTTACGACAAAGAAGGATGTTGCATTAGGAATAATTAATCAACTACCTGATTATATGTCATATGCTAAAGAAATGATAATTCAATTGACAGGTGTATGTGAAAAAGTTATGGCTTCTGGTGATAAGGCTCATCAAAACACAGTTGCTGGATATATGACAATACTTAATGGGCTTCAACATGAATTAGACACAAAAAGAATGACTGGTTGGAGACGTAGAAAAATTACTAAACAAATGATAGAAATTGCTGAAAAAATAGCTGAAGAAGGAAAAGAACATAAAAAGTTCGTTTTGGATGTTTTTAAAACATTCGGTCAAATTGGACTTGCTATTGGAACTTTAGCATTAACTACAGTATTAGTAGTAAAGGATGTAATTAAAAAGTAAATTAAGGGTCTTGAGTTTGAAAAGATTCAAGACTCTTTTTAGATTATTAAGGAGTAAAATTATGTTTAAATATACAAGAGCATCGATATTATTAATTTTAGATGATGTAAAGAAATATTCAAAAATATTCAAATATGGATCATTAGTTTTTACAACAGCATACTTTATATATGCTTTGGTAATGCAAACTGGAAACTTCATCGCTAACATTATTCTGGCTACATTGTTTGTAGGATATACAGTTTTTGAATTTATCACTGCAAAGAAGGATATAAAAACTGCAAAGCGTGTAGTTAAAAGAAGTTATAATTGGATTAAGTTAGGAATTAAAACATTTACATTGGGAGCAATGATTTATGGTATTTACACCGCAACTACAAATGTATCAGCTATTTCAACAATTTTAGCGACACTAATGATTATTTTATGGGTATTACAAGTGTTGCTGGAACTAGTTATTGAAATTGTGGAAGATAAAATTGATTTGGTTGTTGCAGGATGGAATAAGGATATGGAAGATATGAAAAAACCTGTAACAGCTGTTGGTAATGTAATCAAAAAAGTTAAAGGTGAGAGCATTGATCCTGCACCTGAAAAATCAAAAGAAGTATTGCTTCTAGAAAAGAAAATTAAAGAAATAGAATTAAAGAAAAAAGGTAAAAAGTAATGACAAAAAGCGGACCAATTTATAAGAAATTAACCATCAAATGGAACTTAGGTGGATTGACACTTATTTCCTGTGAAGAGAAGATGGTAATCACAAGCGAATCAGTAAGTTTTGAAAGAAAAACCGATAATATTTTTGATCCAGATGAACCACACTGGACTGATTGCAAATGGAAGTTTAAAACAAACGAATATAAGTATTTAGAAAAATTTGATATATTATGTATTTATTTTGCAAATCATAGAAATCCAAAACATAGAGCACTAGGATGTGATGTTCCTGTATTTAGCATCGAAGCTGAAAGATATGACGGTGTTAAATATAAAGAAGATTATATGTGTGATTTACTTGCTAATGGATTCGATGAATTTGTAGAAATGTTAAAAGAGTTCATACCTCAACTTACATCAGAGCCATATTTTATTGCTGGTGTACCAGAAGACTCTGATGAAGAGGAAGAATAGACCATATACTAGTAGGAGCCCTCATTTCCAATTACGGAAGAGGGCTTTTTTTATTTGCTAAAGGTTAGCGGTTATTATTTAACATGTACTGAACTAGTTTAGTAACAATTTCTTGGTCTCTAAAGTCAAGTCTATCATAGCAAGCGATGAGTAAAGTTCCTTCAGGTGACATCTTATAAGAATCATCAAAGAAATCAGACATAGAGATATCCAAAGCAGTACAAATAGCTTCAAAGGTAGCCATACTAGGAACAACGTTAGGATTATTCATTATCTTGTAAAGTGTTGAGTGAGTTAATCCTGCTTCCGATGCTAGTTTGCTAACCGTCCATCCTTTAGCATCTAAAAATTCTTGAATTCTAGATACATAGTCCATTCTATTTTTTACCTCCTCGATCACATATATTACTAAACCAAACTTAATTATCAAGTAACTTATTTACACTAAAACGACATATAGTTGATACTCAAGCGTTCACGCCTTTAATAAATGATGTAGTATACTTTTCAAGAGAATGTATAAAATTAAAAAATCGAGTTCTGTAACTAGTTTATTTTAGGAAATTGAAGGTGATGAATTAATGGCATTAGAAGATGAAAAAGAGCTGGCTAGAGAGAGGGCTCGAGAAAGAGCTAAGGGCTATAGACCAGGGGAAGTCAAAGTAATCGAAGCGAAGAAGGTAGTAAACATTCGTGATTCAAATGAAACTTTAAGAGTATGTGCCTATTGTAGAGTTTCGACAGATAATGTAGAACAAACATCATCATATGAATTGCAAAGAAGCTACTATGAAGAATACATCAATGAACATGAAAATTGGGTGCTTGTTAATATTTATGCTGATGAAGGTATTTCAGGAACTTCGATGAAACATAGAGATGCTTTTAATAAAATGATTGCTGATTGCAAAAGAGGATTAATTGACTTAATCGTTACTAAAAGTATTTCTCGTTTTTCAAGAAACATAGTAGATTGTATCGACACAATTCGACAATTAAGAGCATTACCAAAACCAGTAAGAGTTTATTTTGAAACTGAAAATATCGATACTGCTGATAACCAATCGGATGTAATGTTAAATCTTTTGTCGATTTTTGCCGAAGAAGAATCAAGAACTAAAAGTGAAATTATGAACTGGTCAATTGAAAACCGAATGAGTCGAGGCAACTTTTTAACTCCTAGATTGTTTGGTTATGAAGTAGATCAAGATAAACCAGATAGGTACATTATTGTAGAAGATGAAGCTGAAATTGTTAGACTTTGCTATTCAATGTATGTTACAGGATGGACTCCAAAAGAGATAGCAGAAACAATGACAAAGCTAGGTTATAAGTCGAATAAAAAAGGGGAATGTAAGTGGAATTCTAACGTAGTTAGAAACATCATAGATAATGAGCGAAGATGTGGTCATATTATCGGTAGAAAAACATTCACTCCAAGTTTCCTAGATCATAAGTCAAAGAAGAATAATCAAGATAGAAACCAATATGTAATGGAAAATCATCACGTAGCAATTGTAACACCTGATTTGTATGAATATGCTATGCGATTAAAAAGCATGTATAGGTATTACCACTTTCATGGGGAAGTACCAGCATTGACAGTTGTTAAAGAAGGAGCGTTAAAAGGGTTCGTTCCAGTATGTAGAAATTACCCTGGATTCACTTATGAGAACTATTTGTTTGCTAGTGATTTTGCTTATGAATTCGACAAAAAAGGACTTATTAAAGATACGAGAAAAGAGATTCAAAAGCACCATGTTAGTGACTTTGATTTAAGTGGTTATGAAGTGGCAGATGCACAATTCTTTACTGATACAGCTCAACCGACTTGCTGGTTCACAAAGAATAGAATGTATTTTAACAAAGCTTGTATTACTAAAATGGAGCAATCTGAATATATAGAGTTGTTATTCGAGCCATTTGAAAAACTGCTAGCAATAAGAAGTTGTGATAGAACACATCCAAATGCAATAAGGTGGTTCAATAGTAAAGATGGAAAAATCACTGCATCAGCTAGGGCAAGCGGTGGTTTTTCAAACATCCTTTTTAGATGTATGGAATGGAATAATGAATTTAGATATAAAATGGTCGGCGTTAAAAGGTCGAAAAATGACGAAACAATAGTTTTATTTGACCTAGAAACTGCTGAAGCATTAACACGTGAAAGATACATAGATGAAGAAGATGAAAAAGAAAGATCTGTAATAGTTAATCTTTATGATCAATTCTTCCTTCAGCATTTTGGTAAAGATATATACGAGAATGCTTATTCTATGAGACTTTATTTAATGGATATTTTTAAAACTTGGAATTTAGATGCAGAAGTGACACCGATTCAAGATGAAGCTGAATGGTTAACGGAAGCCAAGTTATTAGTTAAAAAGCATCTTGAAAAACTAATGGAGGAAAAAGAGAATGAAGAAAACTAATGAAGATTTGGATATAGAATTAGATGATGATGCCGAAGTCGTTGATGAGTTTGAATTTAAAGGCTTTCAAGTAGTAAGAAGAGAATTCTTTTCACATTTACTTGAATCAGCTATTTCAATTCGACACGATTCGATAACGTTTAATACCGCAAGTATTAATAGATTGCAGGATACGATGTATGTTCAATTACTGATTAATCCTGTAGAAAAGAAAATAGTTATTAAACCATGCGATGCAGAAGCTAAGGATGCAATTAGATGGTGTACCGTTAAAAAAGCAACAGGCAAAAGAGCACCAAGAAAAATTGTGTGTCGCATGTTCGCTGCAAAACTATTTGATATGATGGGATGGGTTCCAGAATATAGATATAAACTTCAAGGAAATGTAGTGAAAACCTTAAGAGAAAGATTGCTGGTTTTTGATCTAAATGATACTGAAATTTATACACCTGTAGACAAGAATTCAGATGAAAAGAAAAAGGTTCTACCATATTATCCTGAAGGATGGAGAGAGTCATTTGGTCTACCAATGGAAGAACACGCTAAGGCATTAAATATTAATGTGTTAGATGGATATGCTCGTTTGGATATCGTTCAAAAGAGACGTTCAAGTAAGAGAAAGAAAACTGAAGAACAAGTAGTGAATGATACTAATCAAATGACATTGTTTAATGTAGATGGAACTCCTTATGTTGAAGGCGAGGTAGGGGGACCAATAAATGAAGATAACTGATAAAGAAATAGAAAAGGAAAAATTACTAGAACGAGCCATATGTAAAGTTCCACGTATATCATTTGCTTATAGAAAGTACACGATGAGAATTTCATTTTATTCCTTATATTGCTTAGATCTACCTGTATATATAAGGTTTTTAATAAATCCAGAAAAAAAGCAATTTGCAGTACAAGCTAGTAGCAAAGAAGATATAAGGTCAGTAAAAGTAGATTATTTCAACCAGTATGAAGTCAAAATGCGACACGTTTCAGCATTGCTAGTTCATCAAATATTCGAGATGGGTGGTTGGAATAAAAATTTAGTTTACCGAATTGAAGGTAAATATATAGATAAGCATAAATTGGTAGTATTCAATTTAGCTGATGCAAAGAACGTGTCATTCAAATATAAGGATGACGATATTGAAGGAGATGATAAGGAATGACGGAACAAAAGAATCCTAGTTTAAAAGCGTTAAGAAAATCACGAGGTAAAACTCTGGTGGGGTTATCAATTGAATTAGGATACTCTCCATCATTCTTAAATCAATTAGAAAGAGGACTAGCTCCAATCACACATGAAGTTGCAAGAGTCCTAACAAATTATTATAAAGTTCAAATTAATACAACATGGATTCCTCAAAAGAAAGCAATTGATAGATTGGAAAATGAAAAAGAGGATCTAGAAAAACAAATAGATGAGCATCTTGAAACCATAGATTTTTTAGAAGATGCAGTCGTCAAATTATATAACATGACCTTAGCATATAGGTCATTAATGGAAAAACTGTTTGTTAATAGTAAGAAGGTAAAAGATCGTGCTGATCAAATCGCAACGGATAACGATATCGGTGGTATTGAAGATTACCTAATTGACCATCAACTATTAGCAACTGAGGAAGAGGAGTAAGGAGGTTTAATATGCCTACATTAAAAGAAATCAGACAAATGAAAGGATTAAGTATTAATGAGGTGGCTGATGCAACAGGACTTCATAATACGACAATATCAAAAGTGGAAAGAGGAATAATTAACTTTACACCACGACTTTATGAAACATTAAGTACTTATTACGAAACAACTGATATAGATGATCCAGTGTATGAACATCACAAAGAATCTACTGAGGAAGTTGTGAAACCACCTAAAAAGGAATTAGGACATGTATTTACTGAAGAAGACTGTCGTGCAATAAGAGAAGCTAGAGAAGAATTAGGATTAACTTTAAAAGAAGTAGCACCTGCATTAGGAATTGATGCCTCAACTTTATGTGCTTATGAAAAAGGTAGAAAATCAATGATTCCTGAAACTTGGAATAGGATAGTTGAGTTCTATGATTTAGGACATTTAAAAGTACCTATTTTTGAAAGGAAAGCCAAAGCAGTAAAAAGAGAAAAAGAAAAGCAACTAGCTCTTAAGAAACTAAAGAAAGATGGATTATTTGCTAACGATGAACTACGACAAAAACTAGTAGACCTTCGTATTCAAAGTGGTTATTCTCAAACACAAGTAGCTGAACTTTTAGGACTAGGCAAATCATCTGTATCAGAATATGAAACAGGTGCTCGTAAATTACCGATTGAAAGAGTACCAATGTTTATTGCTTTATACACAGGTCAACTAGAACTACCAGAAGAGAGCACTGAAATAGCAAGACTTGAAGAATTGCATAAAACACAAATGCAAAAGTATAAAGATAAAATAGCTCAACAACATTTAGAAATAGTAGGTCTTAGAAAAAGGTTGAAGAAGGCACTAGATTTAGAAAATGAAATTATTAAGGTTATGGCAAAACTAAAAGATAATTATGTAAGTGCATTAGAAAAAATCACTCAACTTGAGGAAAGGTATGATTTAAATGAAATGTTTGAATTCTATACTAATCCAAGACCAGAAGAGGAAGAATGATGCAGTTAGGATGTAACTATTATTCAATAAATAAGTATACGCATAAAGGTGGAGTTGGACGTTATGTTAATAGTAAAGATGGCACGCTATTTGCAAACGGAATTTATCCATGCAACCTAAAAACAACTGACATGCCAGTTTGGTATATAAAGGGAAGATTTATAAGAGGTATTGGTTATTTAAATGCTAAAGATGTTAAAGATTTAATTTATGTGCCTAACATGATGGATCCAGAGTCATTTAGATACGATTTCTTATACATTTCATACAAAGGTAAAATGACTCCAGTTAAATATCCAAATGCTATACTTACAAACTATGGTGAGGATTTTTCTATTCATGGATTTGAAATATTGGAATTTGTACGTGGTGTTAAAAAATACGCCAAATTAGATTTAACTGATGTTATAGCTAAAATTCATACTAAACTTTTATGGTTAAAATCTTGCTTTCCAAAAGTGTATGATGAACAAATAGGGAATGACTTTGATTTGGATAGATTTTTAAATGAAGGTTTTTAAAGTAGAAATAACTGAAACATTGCAAAAGACTGTAGAAGTAAAAGCATTAGATGAAGCTGATGCAATTATCAAAGTAAAAGAGATGTATCGTAAAGAAAAAATAGTACTAAACGAAACATCTTATATTGACACTGATTTTGCAATAATAAAAGAAAAAGACCCTAACTCCAATTAAGGAATTAGGGAATTTCCTATTGCATTTTTAGTTCTAGCATATTAAATAATTTAAAGAAATCTTTATTTAAGTTTTCTAACTCGAATATGTAATACTTTTCAATCATTGTATCTAAATCTAAGTTGCCACCATTACTAGTGATTATACAAGCAGAACACTTTATACACGCATGATCTGGCTCGTACTCTCCTTCGTAATAGTCTCCTGGTAGTTTATCTAGGATTTGTTTTACTTCGTTGAAATCTTCACTGATCATTTCAGCACTTGTTAAAGTCTCAAATCCTGCTTCATCAGAATAGTAAAAAACTGATGCATTTAAATAATATCTTTTTTTCATAAATATGATCACCTTCCTGCTTATGTATTTACCATTAAAAACGATAAAAGTAAACGCCTTTAAATAGTAATTTTTTAGAATATATGGTATAATAATACGAAGCTAATGCTTTAATAAGTGAATGGGTGATTTAAGATGAAAAAACTACTACAAATTTTTACTTTTTTTCTATTAGTTTTTCAGTTAGTTGCATGTTCAACTACCGAGAGAAATGTTGAAATCGTTAGAACTCAATGGGATAGTTCTGATGTACAAGGTCAGTTTCATATTATTGATTCAGCAGATGAATTAAACGAATATGTTAGCGTAGAAAACTGTATGAAATTGTCGAACGCTGTCGAAAAGTATGACGAGTCTTTCTTTGAAGATAAGACACTAGTATTTGTTTTATTATCAGAAGGTTCAGGAAGTGTATCGCATAAGATTAGAAGTATCAATTTTAATAATGGCGTTCTAGAAGTTAAAGTCAAAAGAAAGGTGCCTGAAATTGGAACTTGCGATATGGCTGAATGGACTGTTATGTTTGAAATTTCAAAAGAGGAAGCAAGTAGTATCAAAGATACTAAACTAGTGCTTGTGTAGATATGGCAAAGTTTAACGCTGGAGATAGAGCGTGGATCATCGAATCGACAATATTCGTAGTTGAAGTTGAAATAGTTAAATATTCAGGCGGATTCTATTTAATCAAATATCCAAATAAAACAGGTGGTTATAAAGTTAGAGAATCAAGACTTTATAAAACTGAAGCAGAAGCTAAACAGATCGCTGAAGGTAATAAACCAGTAAAATCCAAATATTCAAGATATTAATCATCATAGTTATGCTATGGTGTTTTTTTTCATTTAACCCCTCAACGTTTTGACGTGTTCGCTTTTATTTGGAAGGTTGGGTAAAAGTTCCTATATAAAAAACATTTCAAACGTACCCCCTCAAAAAGGCTTCTAAATCTCCTAAAGGTGAAAAGGAGGTTTATACCTATGACACTAGAAGAAAAAACAAAGATTATAGAACTTAAAAATGAAGGGTACGGATACAAGAAAATAGCTAAAGAACTTAATATCCCTATATCAACGATTCGTTCTTTTTTAGCTAATTCAAATATTAACTTAGAGTTGATTGGAACATGTAAATGTTGTGGTAAAACCATCCAATCTATAAAGGGTAAAAAAAGAAAACAATTCTGCAGTGATAGATGCCGTTGGGATTGGTGGAATGCTCATATAAAAGAAGTTAATAAAAAAGCCTTTTATACATTAACTTGTAAACATTGTGGTAAAGAGTTCAAAGCATATGGAAATCAAAAAAGAGTCTATTGTTGTCATGAATGCTACATCAAAGATAAGAAGGTGGCTACTCATGAATAGAACCAATATTGAATGCTACTACAATTCATTATCCATCATAAAAACGATGAAGCAAAGAGGCTTAATTAACGATAATGAATTTGCTACTGCAGAGAAGATTTTAGCTAAAAAACATTGTATCAAAAAAGGTAGTATTTATCGTTCAAATAACTTGATAAATTCCGACTTTAGAGCGATATATATAATGCAAAAAAAGGAGGTAGAAAATGCAAGAAAGAACGATAATGAAAATAGATGCGTTACCACAATTAGAAAGGAAAACTAGAGTATGTGCTTATGCTAGAGTTTCTTCAGGTAAAGATGCAATGCTTCATTCCTTATCGGCACAGGTTAGTTATTATAACAACCTTATCCAAAACACTGAAGGATGGCATTTCGTAGGTATTTATGCAGACGAAGCCATTTCAGGTACTAAGGAAACTAGGGAAGAATTCAATAGAATGATTGAAGATTGCAGAGCTGGAAAAATAGACTTGATTATAACAAAAGCCATATCTAGATTTGCAAGAAATACGGTAACCTTACTAGCCACCATTCGAGAGTTAAATTCACTAGGGGTTGATGTTTACTTTGAAGAGCAAGGCATCCATTCAATAAGTGGCGAAGGGGAGATGATCCTAACCTTACTTGCTTCAGTAGCACAGGAAGAAGCTAGGAGTGTATCAGAAAATATGAAGTGGCGTATTAAAAAGAACTTTGAAGAAGGCATACCTTGGGGAGCATTACTTTATGGTTATGATGTAATTGATTCAAAGTACTATGTTAATGAAAAAGAAGCTGAAGTAGTTAGAATGATATTTAATCTTTATTTAGAAGGTTTAGGTAAAGAAGGTATCGCCAAGAAACTTAATTCATTAGGGTTAAAAACTAGGAATGGATATGCTTGGAGTGATTCATCGGTTCGACAAATTCTTTCAAATTACGACTACACTGGAAACTTGATACTTCAAAAGACCTATCGCCTAGATTACATCAGTAAGAAGACAGTGGTAAATCATGGCGAGGTACCTAGATATCATGTTGAAGAAAGTCACGAGCCAATCATTACTATGGAGATTTGGAATAAGGTGCAAGAAGAAGTCAAAAGACGAAACGACCACATAAAAAGAAAAGAACACCCATATCAAAGCCCATACAAAGGACTAATAAAATGCGGATGTTGTGGTAAGAATTATTTAAGAAAAGAAACACCTTATAGAACAATGTGGACTTGTGCCACTTACCAAAAGAAAGGTAAAGATGGATGTCCTAGTAAAAGAATCGATGAAGAGATATTACTAGCAACTATTGAAGAATTACAAAAAACTACAAACTTCGACAAAACCAAAATCAAAGCAATCATCATTAACAACGATATGTCCTTATATATATTAAATAAGGATGGGACTGAAGTAAGAGGAACATGGTCTATTCATTCTCGTAGTGATTCTTGGACTCCTGAAATGAAAGCAAAAGCTAAAGAAAGAGAATTAGAAAGGATGAGACAATTATGGCAAAAGTAACAATAATACCATCAACGCTTAATCCACTAACACAAGCACCTATTACATCAAAACAAAAAAGAAGGGTATGTGCTTACGCTCGTGTTTCAACGGATAGCGATGAACAATACACAAGTTATGAAGCACAAGTAACTTATTATAAAAAATATATTCAAGAACATCCTGAATGGGAATATGTAGATGTTTATGCAGATGAAGGTATCACAGGTACAAATAGAAAAAAACGTGATAGTTTCAATAAAATGATTAAGGAAGCACTCGATGGTAAAATAGACTTAATCATTACCAAATCAATATCAAGATTTGCTCGTAACACATTAGACACCATTTCAATTACCAGAGAATTAAAAGCAAAGGGTGTTGAGGTATTCTTTGAAAAGGAAAACCTGTGGACATTTGATTCTAAAAGCGAATTGGTACTAACCATTATGGCTTCAATAGCACAAGAAGAATCACGAAGCATATCAGCTAACGTTACAATAGGTAAGCGATGGGGTTTCCAAGAAGGAAAAGTCAGCTTTGCATATAAAAACTTTCTAGGTTATAAAAAAGGAGCAGATGGTAAGATTGAAATTGATGAAGCTCAAGCAGTTATAGTTAAGATGATTTACCGAATGTTCTTAATTGAAGGAAAGACCTGCACATCGATTGCTACATACCTAGCAGAAAACGGAGTCTTAACTCCAAGTGGAAAATCTACTAGGTGGCAAAAGAATACGGTGCTTTCCATACTAAGAAATGAAAAGTACAAAGGCGATGCATTATTGCAAAAGACCTTTACTGATAATTACCTAGAACATTCAATGAAAAAGAATGAAGGAGAGTTGCCACAGTATTATGTTGAAAATAGCCACCCAGCAATTATCGACAAGTATACTTGGGAGCAAGTTCAAACCGAACTACAAAGGCGAATGGAAATTGGAAACAAGTATTCATCAACTAGCATATTTGCTACCAAATTAGTATGTGAAGATTGTGGTGGTTTCTTTGGTAAAAAGATATGGCACTCAACTAGTAAATACGCAAGAGCGATCTATCAATGCAATAGTAAATTTAAAAAAGGCAAAGACAAATGTGGAACGCCACACTTTACTGAAGATGAAATAAAAGAGCTATTCATAAAAGCCTACAATTTGGTAATGAAGAATAAGGACCAAATGTTAGAAGATACCATAGATGTTGTTAAAATCTTAACTGATACAAGTGCATTAGATGAACGCATCGCTACACTTCAAAATGAGATAGAAGTGGTAAGTGAATTAGTCAAAAAGATGGTAAAGGAAAATAAGAGTGCTGTTCAATCACAAGAAGATTACATGGCTCGCTACACTGAATTATCCATCAGATACGAGAAAACAAAAAATGATCTAGATAAGGTTCTCAGTGAGAAATCCTATAAACTAGGTCAAGCTACTAAACTTGAGGCTTTTGTAGAAGAGTTGAGAGGAAGAGTTGATTGGCTTGAAATTTGGGATGATGAAATCTGGATGATCATGGTTGAAAGAGCGATAGTTCATAAAGATAAGTCGATTACCTTCGAGTTCTACAATGGTCAAAAAATTAGAGCATATTTGAATGAGGCTGTCCTAAATTAGGATGGCTTTTTTATTGTGTTTTTACATATTTTATAGTATAATATTAAGTGCATAAAGTAGGGTGCGAAAACTACCGATAAGGGTGCGAATTTTTAATACAAGGGTGCGAAAAAAATCTGCTAGGGTGCGAACTTTTATAGCAGGGGTGCGAAATTGTATTAAAATAGGTAGTGTTTGCCATTTAAGAACGTTAGGTTTG